TTGTTTGTCAGGTTGTCCTTGATGTAGGTTTTGAGTCCGTCACGCTGGATGACTGCCGATTTGATATCCAGCACTTGCTCGCGCGTTAATTTAGCCTGGGGCAATAGCTCGCCCCTTGGTGCCAATTCGACGGCCCGCAACAGGTAGTCGTCGCGGGTCAGTCTCACGCCATGACGGTCAGAATGGGACATCATCATCAAGATCATCAAACTGGGCTGGGTTAGCCGATGCAGGCTTGGCTCGTGCCGGCTTGTCGTCTTGCCGAGGCGCAGCGCCGCTCGAGCCAGTGAGCAGCTTGAAGTTGTCGGCGCGGATTTCCGTGACTTGCTTTTCTGTGCCGTCTTTTGCCTGATACTTGCGCGTCACCAATTTACCGCTCACATAAACGAGCGTGCCCTTGGTTGCAAAGTCCTCGACGATCTCGGCAAGCTTGCCAAACGTCACGACTCTATGCCACTCGGTAGACTCGCGTTTTTCTCCGGTGGCTTTGTCTTTCCACCGCTCCGTCGTGGCCACCGAAAACGATGAGACACAGCCGCCGCCGTCAAGCTGTTTTGTTTCCGGGTCACGCCCGATATGTCCAATAAGTTGTATCTGATTTAACATGTTTATCCTCTTGCGTTAAGTTTTGCGACGGTTTCTAACACTTCGTTCAGGAACTTTTGAATCTCTGCTGTGTACTGATCAATCAGGCTTTGATCACGATCAACCCGGATGATCTCCAGCATTAAATGCGCCGGCAGTCGCGGATCAAAGCTCACAAAATCAACCCACGCCCGCCCAGTGCAGGCCAGCTGCCATTGAATCTGCGGCATGTACTGCGCGGGCACCTTTTTATGCAGCAGCGTGTGCACGTGAGTCTTGGTCTCCGGGCACTTGATCTCAATGAGGCCATCGTCGCCGACTAAACCATCGGGGCTTGCGCCTGAGTCTGCAATCTCGGGGTGCAGGACAAAGCCGACATCAGACACTATGCGCCCGGTCTCTAGCTCATAAGCCGCCACCGCTGCCCGCTCGTTGTCCACCCCCCATTGCATAGCCGTGGACGTAAAGCCCGGAGAGCGCAGGCCGGTTAAACGCTCAGCCACTAGCTCGATGCGGTAGTTAGCCCGTGCCGCAGCCTCGCCGGTTTTAATCGTGGCCAGGACATCGGCAAGTCGGCTTGCGGTGACCTTGCCTAGCCTGGCCTGGTGCCACTCATCGGTTCGCTGGTCCATTATTCGGCCACCTTTTGCGCTGCGGCTTTAAGTGATGCGCCATGCTTTTGCCAGCATGCAGCTTTTTCCGGGCTCTTTGGCAGCGCACTGAAAGCTGCGGCCAAGGCATCGGGACCACTCAGCGAAGCCTCGCGCAATGCGGGCAAGTGCTTTGCCTCGTAGGCCTCCAGGTCGATAGCCGGCGCACGCTGCACAACTTGATGCGTGACTGCGTCGGCGTCGTTGTCGCCCTCGGTCGGGATGCAGAAGGTTTGGAAAGCCGCGTATTTATAGGCGGCCGACATGGCTTTATTGGTGGCCTTGTCCGCGCTATCCATCGCCTCGCCATAGGTCTTGACAGTGTGTTTGCTGCCATCGTGTGAGCTCACAAAGTCAAACTCGGCTTCGACCACTACCGCAAACAGCACCCCGCCCTTGGCGCTGGCCCGCTCGGTAAGCTCACGTGACACGATGCGCGGCAGGATCACGAGGCCATGCTTGGCGATGACCGGTGCAAGCGCGTTGTAAACATCGTCGATGCCCCGGAACGTGTAGCCCTGGGATTGATTCTTGCGGCTTTTGCTGATGCCCTCGTGGGCGATTTCGGCGGCCACGGCGGCTATAAGTTGGTAAACAGTCTTGCTCATGTTCGGCTCGTTAGGTAGTTGGTTTGGTTAAGTGGCCCGTTTCCGGGTCGTTTGCTCACTCATCGTCGAAGTCGTCATAACCCTCGTCTGCCAAGCGCTCGTTGATATAAACGTCAAGGCGCTCGTCAGCTTTTTTGTTTGCGATGCTCTCCCAATAGTGCCGAGCGATATTCTTGACTTCTTCGCCGGCTTCCTTGAATTTGCCCTCGCGCAACAGCACTGCAACAGCAACCATGCGCTCGTCGGAGTTTTCCATCGCCTCGATGAAGTTGGACGCCTGCAACGGGTCACACTCGGTAGCCATAATTTCGTCGCGCAGTTCCATCCAGTAATCGTCCTGATCAACAGTATCGGTGTGATCGCCTCGGTACTCGCGTCGTGCTGTAAACATGCTGCCTCCGTGTGTGCGTTGTTGCGATGAGTGAATCATAAACGAACACAAACGAAAGCGCAAGGCCCTCCGAACAAAAAAGTTCGCCTAGGCTAACCGTATGGTGTATGCTTGGCGCACCATCACTTAGGAGGGAGCCATGGACAAGGCGAAAGCTGTGGAGCTTGCGGGCGGCGTCACTGCGCTGGCCAGGCTGCTAGGGATAGCAAAAAGCTCGGTTAGTGAGTGGGTAGAGATACCGCAGGCCCGAATCTGGCAGCTAAAAGTGATACGGCCGAAGTGGTTTCGTAAGGCGAAAGAAGTGGAGTCGGCTCAATGAGCATTGAACTGATGACGCTTGCATGGAAAACAACTTTGCCGGCGACGCGCAAGCTAGTGCTTTTGGCTCTTTGCGATAACGCCAACGATTTGTCGGAGTGCTATCCATCAATTGCACACTTGGCCAGAAAGTCTGGGTTGACGGATAGAGCGGTTTACAAAATCCTTGCCGATCTTGAAGCTGATGGATACGTGCGACGCGAAGATAGGGGCACAGGGAAAAGCAGTCTGTATCGGATATCAAACCTGCACAAATTTGCCTACCCTGAACAACGTTCACCCCTGAACAACGTTCAGGTACCCCCTGAACAATATTCAGGTACCCCCCTGAACAATATTCAGGTACCCCCTGAACCACGTTCACCCATAACCATCATAGAACCATCAAAGGAATCATCAGAGAACACACGCGCACGCCCAAAGGCGGCGGCGTCATACGCAAAGCCAAGCAGCGTCAGCGATGAAGTATGGGAAGGCTTTGCAGAGCTGCGCAAGGCAAAGAAGGCTCCCGTCACGGCAGCGGCGATGGCAGCGATAGAGCGTGAGGCAGTCAAGGCACGCATGAGCCTGCAAGACGCGCTTGAGACCTGCTGCGCTAGGGGGTGGGCAGGGTTTAAAGCCGACTGGGTGACCAACACCGGCATGTCAGGTCCACCCATAAACGGCAGTGCGAGCACGAAAAAATTTGATCCGATTGAATATCTGAGGGCAAAAAATGGGCAATCAAATTCGACAATCATCGACATTTAACGGCGGCCAGTGGATTGAGCCTCGCCAGATTCGTGGCGAACAATCGACGTTGATCGACCAGCTATTTGCCAGACTGGAGGCGATGTATCCGCAACGGTGGAGAGCATCGTTTCCAAGCGGGGCAGCGATTGAGGCATGGCGCGAAACTTGGTCAGACGCTTTTGACGAGGAAAAGGTCAGCCCGCAAGACGTTGGCGACGCGGTGCGTGCGTGCCGAAGGAAATACGACTGGCCGCCGTCATTGACCGAGTTTCTGAAACTATGCAAGCCTGCAATGGACCCCGAATCGGCATACGTCGAGGCTTGCAAGCAGATTAGCGCCCGCGACAATGGGTCGGACACCTGGAGCAATCCGGCGATTTACTGGGCAGCGCGTGAGTACGGCGTGCATGAGTTGCGGCAGTCGACCTGGGCCAGCGCAAAGATGCGGTGGTGCCGCGTGCTTGAGGAGCAGCTGGCCAAGCCCGAGCAGCTACCGGTGCCGGCCCGGATGGCCGCGCTACCTGAGCCAGGGGCCGGCACAGCAGACCCGGCCAAGGTTGCAGCGGCACTGGAGACGCTACGCGCCGCGCTCAAGAGCCGGCAGCAGATCACCGAGGGGGGCGAATGACATGCCTACACTGCGCAAACCCCGGCGGCATGTACAACCTTCGGTGCCTGACATGCTGTGTGCGCCTGGTGCAATCGGCCAGGCCATCACGACCGAGGCAGGAAGCAATGCTAGCCACGATAGCCCAGCAACGAGAGACACCGAGCCGCGAGCAGATCATCGAGGCGATGCAGCGCTGACGTTTTCGGTGCCCGGTGAGCCAGTGGCCAAGGGCCGGGCCCGTGCGTTTATTCGCGGCGGCAAGATCGGACACCACACGCCGGACAAGACAGCGCGATACGAAAACTTGGTCAGGTTGGTGGCAAAACAGGCGATCGGCGCCGCGAAGCCTTTAGAGGGAGCTATTAGCCTGCGGTGTACGTTTTGGCTATCTGTCCCCATGTCGTACTCCAACAAGCGCCGGAAGGCATGTTTAAATGGCTTAGAGAGGCATTGCAAGAGGCCAGATATCGACAATCTGCTCAAATCCGTCAAGGATGGGTGCAACGGGGTGGTGTGGGTTGACGATTGTCAGGTGGTCGAGGTCATAGCGTCCAAACGCTATGGGGTGGTGGCCATGGCTGAGATCGAAGTGGTGCGCATTGTGGCGGATTGTGAGTAAACTATTGACAATGCGTTGTGATTGTTGATATCACACGCGATCATCCGAGACCGCCCTCGGATGGCTTAAACGAAAGGCGAGATATGCAGGAATCGACAAACATCAAGGATGTGCTCGCGCAACGCGAGGCACGGTATGGCAGCTTTGAGACGCACGCAGCTATCAGCCAGGCGCTCAAGACCGTGATGCACATGCAGGACGGGTGGGAGCGATTGGCGCCAGATCAGCGCGAGGCTTTGGAGATGATCCAGCACAAGATCGCGCGGATACTAAACGGCGATGCAACATACCTTGACAACTGGGTTGATCTTGTGGGCTATTCGCAGTTGGTCGTAAGTAGGCTTGAGGCGAAAAAATAATTTGCAACAGTGCTTGCGTTTGTGTTGGATTGTGTGTACTATTAACACATCGACAACGCAACACAGAGAGCAGCAACATGGCAACGATCCAAATCAACGGCGGCAGCGAAAAGCAAAACGCATGGGCATCGAAGATCGCTAGCGATTGGCTTGCTCAGATTGATTACGAGATCAACAACCTGACAGCACGTAACGATGCAGCGCTGGGATGGTTTATGGACAATCTGCAAGCAGCACGCGCAAAAGCGCTTGAGGCTTTTGGCAAGATCACTGCCAAGCAAGTGATTGATTTGCATCAAGCCGCTCGCAACCCAATCAAGCCAATGATCGACAAAGCACGCGTTAAGGCCTAAGTCATGATTACTTACACCGCATACGATCAAGCAGCGCCCCAGCACTCAAGCCATTACGAGGGGTATCAACTAACAGCCAATACAGACCTTGGAGCGCGCAGGCAGGCTAGGCAAATTGCACGGCAAAACAATTTCAAAGACTTGCGCGTGCAGTTTGTCCGTGAGTCTGACGGCTGTCGCGGCGAGATTGTCGTGTAACCTTGACGGCATAAGCAGAGCGTGTTATCACGCACCAACACAATCCGGACCGCCCCGGCTTGGAATTCACAAGAGGCGAGCGAATGAAACGAACAAAACCTGGCAGCCCAGAGAGGGCGGCTCTGAGCGCAGCAGTTCTCGAGGGTATGTCCAACGGTTTAAGTGCGTACAAAGCGTGTCAGGCCGTTAAAATCTCGCATTGCACGTTTTTGGATTGGGTTGCGGCTGATGCAGAGCTGTGCAACAAATACACGCGTGCGCGCGAAAACTTAATAGAACGCATGGCAAACGAGTTGCTTGAGATAAGCGACGCGGACCCAGAAGTTACCGGCGACGGAAAAAAAGACTGGGCGGCCATCCAAAAACACAAGCTGCAAGTTGACACGCGCAAGTGGCTGCTATCAAAGCTGGCGCCAAGGAAATACGGCGATCGTATTGAGGTGGCGGGAGATAAAGACGCGCCGCTCAAAGTTGAGCACGCCATCGACGTATCTAAGTTGAGCACGGACGCGCTCGCGCAGATTGTGGCGGCGCGCAAAGCGACCGATGCTGAGTAAGGCCGACCTGCTGGCCTGCGAGCGTGAGCTATGCCGACGATCACTAGCTGAGTTTGCCAAGCTGGCTTGGGCAGTGCTGGAGCCAGCGGCCGAGCTTAAATGGGGCTGGGCGCTCGATGCGATATGCGAGCACCTCGAAGCGGTGACCGATGGCCGGATTACGCGCCTGCTAGTCAACGTGCCGCCCGGGTGTATGAAATCGCTGTTGACGGGCGTGATATGGCCGGCGTGGGAGTGGGGGCCGCGTGGGATGCCATGGCTGCGCTATGTCGGCACGGCGCACGAGGAACAGCTAGCAATCCGCGACTCGCGCCGGTGTCGCGACCTGATCAAATCGGACTGGTATCAGTCGCTATGGCCGGTTGACCTGGCGGCCGACCTGGACGGCAAACGCGAGTTTGGCAACACAGCCAAAGGCGTGCGGCAGGCTCGCTCGTTTACGAGCATGACCGGCGTTCGCGGCGACCGCGTGATACTTGACGACCCGATTAGTGCCTATGCAGCAAACAGTGCCGCAGCGCTTGAGGCCGCCAAAGTGGCGTTTCTTGAGACGCTGCCGACCCGAGTCAACAACGACAAATCGGCCATCGTTGTCATCATGCAGCGGCTCAACGAGGCTGATGTGTCGGGCGTGATCTTGTCGATGGGCCTGCCATACGTGCATTTGTGCATCCCGATGCGCTACGATCCGGCGCGTAAGTGTGTGACCGATATTGGATGGCAAGACCCGCGCACGCAACCGGGTGAGTTGATGTTCCCGGAGCGGTTTGGCGAGGGTGCGGTGCGCCAGCTTGAGATCGCGCTGGGTACCTACGGCACGGCTGGCCAGCTACAGCAAGCCCCCGCGCCGCGTGGTGGCGGCGTGATTAAAACCGAGTGGTATCGGTACTGGACAACACTACCTGCGGTCGAATGGCGCGTCATTACGGCGGACACGGCGCAAAAAACCGGCGAGGCCAACGACTACAGCGTGTTGCAGTGCTGGGGCCGGTCAACTGTCGGCCAGGCCGTGTTAATCGACCAGATACGCGGCAAGTGGGAAGCGCCCGAGTTAATCACACACGCTCGCGCGTTTTGGGGAAAGCACTCGGGATGCCGCGCTATGTACGTCGAGGATAAGGTGTCTGGCACAGGGCTGATCCAGACGTTGCGCCGCGAGGGTATGCCCGTTTTGGCTGTGCAGCGCAATAAGGACAAGCTATCGCGTGGCCACGATGCCGCGCCGTTTATTGAGTCGGGCAACGTGCTATTACCACGTGACGCGCCATGGCTGTCGGACTTTCTGGCCGAGTCGGAGTCATTCCCGGCGGGGTCACACGATGACCAGATGGACCCGTTATTTGATGCTGTCAAAATTGTGCAGCAGGCTCCGGCAGTCAAGACTCAGACATGCAACCCGGTCCCGGTCGTGAGCCGGTGGTAATTGATTATGCCAAATCACTCGTGCTAGCCTCGCGAGAAAATAGGGCCAAACATGCCGCGTATTTCTAAAGAGCAGCATCTTGCGAAAATCCACCAGGACGCGCTAACTGAATTTGATGAGATTCAGGGCGCGTTGCGTGATGAGCGTTTGCAGTGCTTGCAAGACCGGCGGTTTTACTCAATATCGGGTGCTCAATGGGAGGGCAACCTCGGCGAGCAGTTTGAGAACAAACCCAAGTTCGAAGTCAATAAAATCCACTTGGCGGTGATCCGGATCATTAACGAGTACCGGAACAATCGCATCGATGTGGAGTTTGTCAGCAAGGACGGCTCCAAAAACGACCGACTGGCCGACTTCTGCGCCGGCCTATATCGCGCTGATGTGCAGGATTCAGCAGCCGAAGAAGCTTTCGACAATGCGTTTGAGGAAGCAGTCGGCGGCGGCTTTGGTGCGGTGCGCCTGCGCAACGTCTACGAAGATGACGAGGACGACGAAAACGAGAGCCAGCGCATCAGGATCGAGCCGATCTATGACGCTGACGCCTCGGTTTATTTCGACCTTAACGCCAAGCGCCAGGACAAGTCAGACGCCAAACGGTGCTTTGTCATCACATCGATGTCGCGCCAGGCTTATGAGGCGGAATATGGCGATGAGGTCACAAGCTGGCCCAAGGATATCCAGCAGCTTGAGTTCGATTGGGAAACCCCCGACGTTGTGTATGTCTGCGAGTACTACCGGGTCGAGGAGGTGGGCGAGACGGTCTACACCTACCGCGCCTTGGATAACACCGAGAGCAAGCATTACGCCTCGGAATTCGAGCGCGATGAAACGATCAAAGCCGAGTTAGAAGATACCGGCCATGTGCTAGTGCGCGAGAAGCGCGTCAAGCGCCGCCGCGTGCGCAAATACATCCTGAGCGGCGGCGGCATCCTCGAAGACGTTGGGTATATCGCCGGGAAACATATTCCGATCGTGCCGGTCTACGGCAAACGGTGGTTTGTCGATAACGTCGAGCGTTGCATGGGTCACGTGCGCCTGGCCAAAGATGCGCAGCGCCTCAAAAACATGCAGCTGTCCAAGCTGGGCGAGATCAGCGCGCTATCGCCGATTGAAAAGCCGATCTTTACCCCGCAGCAAATGGCCGGCCACGAGTTGATGTGGGCGCAGGACAATCTCAAGGACTACCCGTACCTGCTGACCAACCCTCTGACCGGCGCTGATGGACAGATCGTGTCCGCCGGGCCTGCCGCGTACACCAAGCCGCCCGCCATCCCGCCTGCAATGGCCGCTCTGTTGCAAGTCACAGAGCAGGACATGGCCGACATCCTCGGCAATCAGCAGCAAGCCGACAAGATGGTGAGCAACATCAGCGGCAAGGCTGTAGAGATGGTTCAGGAGCGCATCGACGCCCAGGCATTCATCTACATGTCCAACCAGGGCAAGCTAAACAAGCGGGTGGGCGAGGTCTGGCTGTCTATGGCAATCGATGTGTACTTCGAAGAGGGACGCCGCGTCAAGATCGTGGACGGCCAGGACGAAGTCGGCTCCGCTGAACTCAACAAACCAAGGATCAACGAAAAGACCGGGGCCATTGAGTACGACAACGACTTATCGTCGGCCGCGTTTGACGTGTCGGTGTCGATTGGCCCGACCTCGCGCAGTAAGCGCCAGGCGACGTTGCGCTCGTTGATCAACATGATCCAGATCAGCGACGACCCCGAGACGCGCCAAGTTCTGACAAGCATGGCCATGCTCAATATGGAAGGCGAAGGCGTCCAGAGCATCCGCGACTACTTCCGGAAGAAACTGGTTCGCATCGGCGTGATTAAGCCGACGGATGAGGAAATGGCGCAGATGCAGGCCGAGGCTCAGAGCCAGCCGCAAGACCCCAATGCGGTGTTTTTGCAGGCCGCAGCAGAAGAAGCGATGGCCAAGGCAT